CCACTTCATTACGGAAAGACTCGGTCGCGGCTGCGCCCTGACGGACTTCCTTCGCCACTTCAATCTGAAGCATAGGCATGGCCGTAATAGCGCATATCCATTCGTCTATTTCTTTGCCCGTATTGGGATTTACCCCGCGCAACAATGTAAACCACGCGCATTTTAATTGCACGCAGTCTTTTTTGATGAGCGGACAGAAGGTTCCGTTTTTGAGTTCCATTAGTTTTTCGTCGCTATGATTACGTCTACATACTGAACGGCGAGGTTTATGTTCGGCGCGGAGAAGCCGTGCGCATGGCCGCCGCCGCCGCCCGTGTTGCCGATAGACGTAGAAGTAGAGGTTGTGGTGGTAGTTCCTACCGTTACGCCGGTTGTAGCGCTGGAAGTAGTGCCGCCTGTTGACGCCGTTATGTAGTTGATGCCAACGACGCCGCCTTGCACCGCCAAGCCTGCGGTAGAAAAAGTAGTAAATGGGTGCGTATGACCAGAATCCGTTACCGAGCTGGTGCTAGAGCTGGTGCTGGTGCTGGTGGCGCTATGATTATGCGACGGAATGTCGGCCGTCGTCAGCGTGTAACTGGCGACCGTACCGGTCACAGCCTGCGAAGCAAACGCCGTCGTGAACGCGACGCTACCGCCTGACGAGGCGGAGCCTGACACTACGCGCAACGCTTTATTGTCATGCGCCGTGGACTTAGTCCAACCGGTCGGAGCTGAAGTCTGCACGAACAGCATGACGGTGCCGGCGGGCAAGTTCTCCCAAGCCCCCGAGAATGTCGTAGCCGTAAGCGTGCCTGCTACCGAACTATTGCCCGTGATCGCCGCGCCGCTGGCCGATACGGTCAGGCCATTTGCGAGCGTGGTCATGCCCGTGCTGGCAATCGTCAGACGATTTCCGCTATTAACACGCAAGACAAGGTTGCGGGCGTCACGGACATCTATAGTCGAGTTGGTGGCGTCGGCCGAAATGACCGTGCGCGGCGTGCCGTTAGCTGAAAATTGTATGCGCCCGTTATTGTCTATGTCCAGAGCTTCGGCCGGGGCGACGGTCCCGAGCCCGACCAGACCGGCCGCATTGATAACGAAAGGCGTAAGGTCAGGGTCGACGCTGTCCTGCACGCGCAGGACGTCGCCCGTGCCAGTCTGGGTAATTTTAAGCGCCGGGCCAGACGAGTCGGTCGAGATCGTGACGTTGCCGGTTAGAACTGGCGAGACGGCCGTCGTCGGGGCGGAGATGTAGTCGACCGTCCAGATCTCGACATCGTTGGCGTCAGTCAGCTTGAATTTATATGTAGCTTCGCCGAGCCAGATATTTGCCTCACCACGCGAGTCCAGAATGATCGGGTTGGTGTTAGCGTCCGATCCGGTCGAATCCGTATATGTGACCTGCGGGCTCGTCGTGCCGGCCTGATAAGTGTAGACTTTACCGCCTACGAGAGGCGCGCCGTCAGCACCGATGAACTGAGTCTTGGGTATGGGGGTGATGACAGCCATTATGCACCTACACAACTGGTTACGGTCAGGATGACCGAAGGGATCGCCGGGACTGGGCTAGCCGCCGCCACATAGGGGATTTGAATATTTGTGCTGCTAACCGAATAGATCAGCTCAAAATAATCGCCCGCCTGAAGATTTAGCACGAAATTCCACGCGGCGACAGTAGCCGCATTTGCGCCGCTGCTCATCGTAATCTGCGTGGCGGAGTCATCGACGTTGACGCCGTTCACGCGGGGCCAGATATAAATGTTATGCGTGCCGCCAGAAGTCTGCCTGAGTTGCGCCGAAAACTGAAAATTATACGTAGCTATGTTGTCTACATATATTCTCGACGATGGCGTCCCGATATAGACGCCGTAGACTACGTTGGATCCGTCAGCGCGTGTATATGTTTGGTCAAAGGTCAACGCGTAGGCCGTATTTGTCGCAGCGGGCGTGAACGTCGTCGTGCTGTAAAATGAGCCATACCGCCGGCCAGCCTCGACCGCGATGTAGGTGTTATAAAACCACCTATACCATTCGCGGGTGACGAAATTAGTCAGCTTATCCCATATCGGAACACGCGCCGCCGGGATCTGTGTATTGTTCGCAATATCAGGCATTCGTTGGGCTCAATATAAGTTCAGCGCCCATGATCGCGATCTTGACCGGATCGGTCCCTGACACCTCATACACGCGGTCGCGGATTTTCAAAGTCATGCCAAGCCGCCGCCAGATGGTTCGGTAGCCGTATTGCCCGACGCGGCCCATCGACTTCCAATGCTCGTTTGACCATGTATGACCACCGTCATCCGACCAGCGCAGCATGACCTGCGGATTGACGCCCGGAGCCAGAGGCGCGCTTTGCGTCACTATGTAATCGCCGTTCTCGGTCAACAGCCAATCACCCGACTCAGTGGTCAGATGTTGGCCGTCAAGATATTGATAGTCGTCGCCTGTGAGACCTACGCCCGTCTCGCAGTCAAGTTGCAGGCTATGTTGCGTCGTGCGCTTCAGATCATTCTGGCCCGTAGGCAGAGCGCGCCACGACCGCAGCCACTTCTGGATAGAGCCCGCTTCGGTGTAGACGGTTGAGTCATAAGCAAACAAACCGCCACCGACATAATCGCCGATGACGATTTCGTTGTTGTAGTTCATCTGGCAGTTGCCGCGATGACGCGTGAAGTTGTTGTTTTCCCACCCGGCGCGCTCATGCCAGACGCCGGTCGCCACGTCATAGACCCACGTCGTATTAGCCGTGGGGAAGTTCAAAACGTAGAAGCTGTGGCCGTCCTGCTGGTAGGTGTAGGCCACGGCGTCGTTAAGCGTGGTGTATTGCTGGATCTGCCACTCGACCGCGTGCGTCGAGACGCGCTCGCCCGAGTAACCTTTGGACCTGTAGACGATACCGTTACCGCGCGCGTCGCGCCCGAGCCAGAACAGACCATTGTCGAGTTTGGCGACCGAATAGGCGGCGAGGCAACCTATTTCATTAAACGCACCCTGAATACGCGCGAGCGGAAAGTCAGGCGTGCCGGCGTTATACCAGACTTCGACGGTGTTGACGCCAAACAGCCAGATCTCGCGGTGGTCGACAATCAGCGTGACCAGATTGTCCGGCGAGCCTTCCGCGCTGGCGAAGTCCAGCGCGTCGATGGACAGGCCGTTATAGGGCGCGGTGACCCAGAATTTTTGGCTGTTCGGTTCGTTGAATACGAAATAGCCGTCGATAAATCCGACGCCAATCGCGCCCGGAAAATCAGGGTCTGTGATGTCGCTAAACAGCGGCAAGAACGTCAAATCGACCGTAGCCGTAGCCGTAGCGTTGGCCGACAGAACAAAAGTCGTTCCGTCCGTAATACTGGAGACCGTCGTGCTGGCCGGAATGCCCGAGCCCGTGACAGGAAGGCCGACCCATATAAGAGATGTGTCAGCGGTCGTAACAGTGGGCGAACCGTTGGTCGTGTTGCAGCTCAGCGTTACGTTGGTGTTGTTGTAGATGTAGCCGTTAGCGCCCGCAGCGATGAATAGCTGCGTGCCGTTATCGACCATGTTGACCGGGCCTGCGCCGGCTACTGTGCCGAGTTCGTGGTAAGTCCAGTCCGTATCGACGCGATATAGCTTGGTGCCCGCGACGGCGTAGCCATAGTCGCCATACTGCCAGAGCCCACGCACGGGGCCGGTCGGAAACACGGCGAGCTGACGGAGCCCCGGCGCGCGCTGAAGCCAAGCGGCCTCTTTGCCGCCCTCCGGCACAATCTCAGGATAGAGATTGACCATGCGGCTGTCAGCCGCATTAGGACTGCGCAGGACATAGCTGGAGCCGAGGATCGGCGTCTTCATTAGTAGTTTCCAGCGTAGATGTTATAGCGCTGACGTGTGCCGACAATGCTGTAAGGCAGCGCCATGATGTCGTCGGGGTTGTTGATGCGCTTCAGATTGCGCTTGCTATACATCGCGATCCGCTGCACCTGCGCGGATGGCTCGACGCCAAACTCAGGGGCCATTTCGCAAGCCAGATTATACCGAAACGCGCGCAGATAGCCCGGCGGAAACGTCAACGGTGTCGCCAACTGAGCGGGCTCGGTCAGCTTTTCAACCGAAATGAAATGCCACTCCAACAGCCGCAGCGGCTTCGGGTAGATATACATTTCGATGTCGGGGAACGTGTTGTTGACGAAGATGACCTGCGGGTAGGTGCTGGTCACTGTCTTGACAGCAATACCATTATACTGCTGCTGATTGATGAACTTTATGCCGTAGGAGACGTTGGTCTGCGGATCTCGGAAGTAGGTCGAGTCATCCAGCAGAACCGGGCGTTCACCTACGAAATTGCCGGTCGGGCCAAGCGTGCGGAACAGCTCGCCCGACGGCCAGTTAAAAACTTGGTCCTGTGTCGAAAATACCGACAGCCGCTCGGTGTTCCACGAGTCGATCATCTGATTCAACGCTGTCAGCGCGTCCTGCGAGGTCTCGGCCGAGGGCGTTTCGCCCTCTGCGAGGACGCCCAACAGTCTCAGCGCTCCGTTGATCTGCTCGCCCGCTGTCGTCATCTGGATCGAACCTTTCCCAGCCGTTCTCTTCGTCGTAGGCGGCTTCCAAATCCATGGTAGCGACCTTCACCCCATGCTTGGGGTGCCGCAGGTAAATTACAGCCATTTTACACCTATGGTAAGGGCCGAGCGGCCCGTAGGCCGCTCGTAAGATTAATTTAGGTGAGAACGGGGAATTCCCATTTGCCGGCCACCGAAGTGAACAGCTTGCCCGCGCCCGTGGCGTTGGTCGTCGTGGCCAGCGAGCCCGCCGGAGCGGTCGTGGTCGTGACGCCAGCCGTGATGGCCGTGGTCAGAAAGTAGAGCCCAGCCGTCGCATTCGAGATGACCGGGCCACTCGTCGCCGTGGACGTAAACGTGCCAGAGGCCGTCGCGCCCGTGATCGTCGAGCCAGAGATGGCAGCGCCCGTGATCGTCGTGCCGGAGACAAGCTCCGGGTCCGAGAACGCGACGCCTACCGCTTTGGTATTAGGCATAGAGCCCTCCTTAGCCGATACGATAGATCGTGTAGGCGGCCGTGCCGGTGCGGCGGAAGCGGAAGCGAGCCGAAGCCGGGAACGTCGCCGTAGCGGAATCCGCAACGACCGCATTGCCGACAATGGTGTTGCCAGCGCCCGCACCAAACGTCACGTCGTTCGCCGCGTTGTCACCAAGGTTGATGACGACGACATCGAACGCCGAGTTCGTCTTGATGCTCGGGAACGCCGCGTCGATCAGCGCGCCGGTCGGGAACGTGTAGGTGCCCGCGTCCGTGCCGCCAGAGTCAACGGTGATGATGCCGTTGGCGAGATTGCCAACAGTAACCGTAACCGTCGCACCCGTCAGCGCGCTCGGGGCGGGCTGCGGGGTCATAAGCGGCTCGGTCAGCGCGCCAGCGCCGAGCTGGTAGCCGCCAACGGCGTTCGGGATAAGCGGCGTCGGGCCGAGAGTGTCGAGCGGATAAGCAGCGCTCTGCGTAATCGGGTCATAAGCAGCCATGGTTCAATGCTCCTGAATTAGAGAAAAAGACGGGGCCGAAGCCCCATCTGATTAGCCCCAAAGGCGAACCGCCATCTGCGGACGAATGACGCTGTAGCCATACAGAACGTCAATACGGCAGGGCAGTCGGTCGTTGTTGATGTCATACTGACGGACAACGCGGAGCGAGATACCATTGTGGACCTGACGCGAGGCCATGTCGACACCGTTCGGCATGAGCAAATCGGCCGTCGCAAACGCAATCGCGTCACGATGGTAGATCAGGTTCTGCGGATACTGGGTCGACGGCGAGCCGAGGAAGGTGACAGTCTTGCCGGACTGCGGCAGAGCGTCAACCGTCGCAAGAGCCTGCGAAGCCGAATACATCGCGTTGACCTTGATCGTCGCCGTGGTGGACGCCGTAACGTCCTCAAGGCAGACGAACTGGAACAGCGAGCCGGTGGACTCACGGGTCTGCGGGTTGACGGCGAAGCAGTCGGCAACCGTGAACACGTCGCCGGCCTTGACGACCGTCGAGCCGAGGCCCGTAACGACGATGCTGGTCGCGCCCTCCGACGTAACCGTAGCATTGACCGTCAGCGTGCCCGTGCGCGAGCCGGTCGTGAACTGCTTGATGGACTGCGACATATTCAGCTCGTCATAGCCGAGAATGCCTTCACCAAACATGCCGTTCTTGAACTGCTTCGAGATCGCCGAGACCGGGTTGAAGAGGCCCTTCATGCCTTCGATCAGCGCGGCGTTCGCAGCCGGGTTGACCGTC